TCAAATACCGACTTAGCGACATAGTCTTGAGTAACAGCTACACGCAGAGCTGATACTTGGCGAGCAGTCTCATCACGACTAGCGGTAAAGTACTGACTAGCTCGTGTCCCTTCCGCGTTCTTGTAGGTTTCTAGGCTCTCTAATCGAGTTTTAAAACCTTCAGCGGTTTGTTGTGCGTAGGTCTTGGCTTCGACAGCCTTGCCATCTGCCAGTTGGATTTGACGGGATAACTCTGCGCTTGCTTCATCTGCTGTACGCTTATAACTTGCGATTTCGGAGCGGAGGTCTTCTGGAGAAGCCTGCCAACCTAAATCAATATCTCCGCGTCTGAGTGATACTTTTTCAAATTCCACTTCCCCTGTGAAATCCCTTGCATAGATATTAAACCCCACACTGCCTATCTGGCTACGTGGCACATTTACTTTGAAAGTAGTGGTAAACTGCACAACTCCTCTATTATTGACTGCTTCCAAGCGGGCGGCTGTCAAATATGTTGCGCCAAACCATGTTTTTACGCTGTCGTTCTTTCTACCGCTTATATACAGCGCAAGAAATGGATTTATAGAACCAGCCACATAATTAGAGACCTTAACTGAGATTGATGCTATGTATACCTGGCTAACATCGTCATTAGCTATCTGAGACTTGATACTTTGGTCAATGTGCTTAGTTTTATTAAATTCTCCTGTAATTCGTGCCTTACCATCAACTATAGTCACTCCAGTTCCTTGCCATTGGTTCAAGTTTTCGTTGAATGAGCTATTAAGTAGCAGATTGTCCTCTATCCGCAAATTCTCAAACCGCTCCGTCACCCCATCTATGCCACTCTGCAAGTCAGCAGTCTTTCGATTGATACTCTCAATCTGTCCTGTCTGAGTATTGACAGTCTGCGTCAGAGCCTCATATTGGGTCCTCGTTTGGCTCAGGGTGTCTTCCACGGTCTTGGTCCGACTTGAGACACTTGTGATGTCTCCAGTCGCCTTAGAAACGGTTTTAGAGAGTTCTGCGACTGTTGACCTCGTACCATCTGCCAAAGTCTCGACTGTCGACACACGATTGGTCAAAGCCGTCTGCGCTTGGGCTTGTGCCAAAATCTTGCTAGCTTGCAAGTTGAGGTCGTTTCGCAAAGCTGTAGCACTCGCTTGACTATCTCTAGCCTTTTGGTCGGCACTAGCGATTGCCGTCTGTAGCTCAGACTTAGCAGTATTTAAGGCTTGACTGACCGTCGCAACCTGCGCCCTTGCATCTGCGATAGCCTCCGTTTTGACCTGGTTAGCTCTAGCCAATGCACTAGCAGCATCCGACTTGGCTTGGTTGGCAAGCAATTCTACAGATCGAGTTTTAGACAATATACCTGCAACTTGTCTGTCGTGTTCCTCAGATTGTGTTTGCATGGATTGGTTGACTGCGTTTATGTCAGCATCAATGCTTTGCCTGATATTGTCTGCATAAAGCTCTGCTTCTGCTTTCGCCTGCTCGATACCGTCATTGATTTCCTCGACTCGCTTTTCAAACTCAGCATCAAAGGCTTGGTTGGCATTTCTGACAGCTCGTTCAATGGCTACTTCTTGAGCATTTGCATTTACTCCCAAAATAACATCAGCAGCATTAGACAGGCCACTAGACACACCAGAACCACCAACACCAGGCGTGTCATCAAACGTGATGGAGATGTATTCTTCCGTCAGAGCGTTGTATTCATAAGCGATAGCCTTCTTGTAGAGGTCAACATCGTGCTTCCTACTCTTGATGTTGACTGTATCGCCTAAATGGACGACCTGACCATCAAGTTCATAGGCTTCTATTTTTATCTCGTCGGTAGGCTTGTCGATATTTTCGTACTTGAATTTTCTCTCAGCCCATTTCCGAAGCTCTTCGGCGCTGTGAATATCGTTGTTCTGATACTCTTTCTCGTTGATATATGGATAATTTCCGATAAGCGGACTATCAACTGTCACGGTGATGGTTGTTTCTTCCTCAGCGCCTTCTGCTCGAAACGTAGACCGTGCATGAATCCTAGTGACAACACCTTGGGAGTCTCTGGTCCGCTGGTAAGCCTTTAGATTTTTGTGGGTTGTGATAACAACCCCGCGATCAGCTCCACGGCTCCGCTTGACCGACAAAGCAAAGTTGTCACGAACAAGCTCGCCCTCCCATGTACCAACAATACTGTGTTTACCGTCCATCAGGACGGTGTAGAGTGTTTCAACTTCATCAGTATTGAAAGTATGGTTATCCGCAATGTCACTTGTAAAGGAAAAACTGCCAAGCCCGGTCTTAGCATTTTGAACCATCTGTGAAAGTGCCGTGAAACATCCTTGCCTAATTACGCTCATCGGATTGATAGACCGCTTCATAATGTCATCGCTGATATGGTATGCAGTGATATCCAGACTATCATCGTTTTCAACAGGTTTCTTGATGCGGAAGAGCTGAGCACCCAGCACAGGCACAGGCGCTTTAATCAGCATATCCTCCTTGATAAGCTGATAGATTCCTGAGTCAGTGATAGGATAGCGGATAGTCAAAGTAAAATCGCCGTTGACTTCTTCTTTGACAATGGCAGAGCTAGCTTCGTGTAGCGGAATGCCATTCCACTTCACTGTCTTGACATCTTTATCTAGCAAATAAAGCAACTATGCCCACCCCCAAACTGTTTCAAATTTCAATGACTGAATACCTGGTCCTAAAACCACACCAACATTCTGTCCCTTAGCTGTATCAATTGTGATAAAATCTCCAGCCCACTTGATGAGCTTGCCAGTTGCAGTCTTAAAGCTAGGATTGTCAGGATCATTGACCATCACAAGCGATTCTGAGAGCTTTTCAAGTTTAATTACTTGGTTACCTATCGTAAACGATGTCTCAGAAGCATTCTGTCCAACCACTGTAATCTTCGGAAAAGCAAGAGCTGACCCTTGTACCCTCAAAACCCCATTCCCAGTCAAAGTCTGGGTGTCGGTTGTCTTGAAAAATTTAGTCGGGTGGCAGATAAAAGTCGCATTAACTTTGTAGGTGTTTTGTCCTTCTTTTGTCGCCTCCGTAGCGTTTACCCTGTAGCACCATAGCTTAGTCGTCTTCACTCGCTCACTTTCCAACCAGAAGCCTTCTCGTTGAAGTAAACTCATAAACCGATACAAATCTGTTTCTGATGGATTGAGCAAGTAAAGGGTGTACGGTTTCTCAATCAAACTTCTGTGTTTATTAGTCTGAACAACCGCCCCGCTTATGCCGTCGTGTTCATGTAGCTGTGTTTTGCTATTCGATGTAATAAAAGACGGCGAATCATGAACTATTACATCGAAAGGAAAAGACGATGTTTTCACACCGTCAATCACTAATTCATTGAATTTCATTTATCCCGCCATTCCTTTCAACATCATTTTTCTTTGCAATTCTTGAGCAATAGCTTGTGATACTGCATTCACTAACTCGTTATAACGCGGTCCAGAAACACCAACTTCTCCATCAATCGACAAGGAAATGCCTAGCCCTTGAGAAATAAGCCTTGCAGCTAAACTATTACCTTCTCGAGTTATAGACAGCAACTCTGACAAAGCCTTAACTACTGCATCATCAGCGGTTTGGATTACGTTAGTGACGCTAGTTTCAGTTACATTATTCATCCTTCTTGCCAACCTTGCAATCCCAGTATCTTCAAATCCGATACCATCTGCATAATGCGGAAATAACTTCTTCGTATCACTAGCCTTTAGAACTCTTGTCCCTCTAGGAAGCGGAAGCACTACGTTACGCCCCTCAGGGATAAAACTCTCGCCGTTCGGAAGAGTGACTAATTCGCGATACAAAGACCCCTTCTGGTCGTTGACCATAGCTAGACCACCAGGGTGGAAATTTGTACCTTGAGCGTAATACCCTGCCTCTCCTCTTCGGACAGCTTCGATAGTGATTAGTTTATAATCAGGAATACTATAGATTTGATCGCGAACACCTGCTGCTACACCAGATGCATAGTCGCTCGCATTAATCGAAACTGGATACCGTTGATAAATGGAGTCAATCGCTCTTTGAGCGGCGGATACCTCGGGGCTCGTACGGTTATTAGCTAAAATTTGAGCTGGGGACCTCTGTAAAACATTGTCGATTGCACGTTGGGCGCTAGCGGTTTCTGTAGCGGTTTTATCGTTTGCTAAAATATCCGCCGGCCTTGTTTGTTTCACTTTGTCAAGTGCAACTTGTGCAGATTGGGTTGGGTTTGCTGTTAGGTCAACTGCTAACAGTTGTTTTTGTTCTGGTGTTAAAGCCATCCATTGATGTAACATATCTTGAGATGTAGCCATTTCAATCATCGCCTGATTGCCATTCACTATCATTTGTTTTTCATGAACAGTTAATTCATTCCAATACCCCGCTGATTCAGCCGCTTCAACAATAACTTGGCGTGCATTACTGTCTAATTCAGCATGCTTTAGGTCAAACATCAGTTGATTCCAACCTTCTTGAGATTGCGCTGCTTTTTGCACCTCCTCTTCGGCGTTGGTTTTCAACTTACCTGTTTTTTCATCAAAAACCAACGCATTCCAATGAGTTGCTGCCGCTCTCGATGCCTCTGTCATATCCTGAGAGTATCTAGCAAGCATCTGGATAGCCACACCTTGCCTTGTTGTCGCGTTTTCCATACGGCGAGCGTAATCGTCATAACTGATACCAAGGTTTTCCAAGGCGTTCTTATAGGCTTCTAAAAAATACTTGTCTTGCTCCAATGAAGAAGCCAATGATCGACCATTCACTTCATCCATCCGCTTACGAATATCTACATATTTCTGGGTGTAGGCATCCATCTTAGCATTATGGTCAGCCGTCAAAGTCTGAACTTTGGCGTTGTACTCTTCTAGGGAATAACCGCCAGCTTCGTAGATCTCTTTCAGTTCATCCTTAGAAGTTTTATACGCTTTATTCTCTTCTTTCAGCCATTCTACAGTGGTCTGCATAGCTTTAGAAAGCTGTGCGCTATTCAGTTCTTCTAGGCGACCGTTCATAGCTTTCGTGATTGCTTCTTTCTCTTGGCCGGAGTATTCCAAAAGAGATAACTGCTTGTTGATTAGTTCTGTCTGGTTGTTTAGAACGATGGCGTACTCTTCCTCTGTCAAGGCGCGACGTTGTTCATTAGCGTTTTTATAGATTGCGATAACTTGGTCAGACATGGCCTGTGCATTATCGACGCCTTGCTGAGCTGTTTTTTTCATGCGGTCTATTTGTTCTTGCGATAGACCCCATTTTTCGGCAAGTTTCAAATCTTTAGCCAGCTCTTTATTGGTTAAAGATTCGATTTCTCCTACTAATTCTTGGAAAGCAGTTTTCACAGCTTCAACATCATCTTTTCCGCTCGTACCAAAGGATTCCATTGCTTTCGTAGATTCATCGACTTTGTCCTTAAATTTAGTAAGTTCGACAGCTTGGACCTTATCGACCTCGGTACCCCATTCTTCAGTGCGTTGACGAGCCTCAAGTGCTTTTTGCGCAAAATAACCGATAGTTGCTATCGCAACTCCTCCCAGCAAAACACCCCATGTTACAGGATTTCCTAACAAACCGACGGCGCTTGCAAGACCTCCGCTAGCCGCCGTCGCTGTAGTGGTGGCTCCTGAAAATGCAGACATTAATGGTGTGCCAGTCTGCAAAGCTCCTGACACTTTTCCAAGCACGGTTGATACTTTACCTAATCCTTCAAAAACAGATCCAGTAATGCTAATTCCCTTTCCGAGAATATTTAAAGCAGGTCCTGCGGCTGCTGCAATCAGCCCCCACTTGATAATTTGTTGTTGCTGTTCTTTGTCCAATTTACTGAACGCTTTTGCCATATCCGCTGCACTTTGTATCCATGGTTTCGTCGCTTCTAAACCATCTCGGAGAGCATCGACTAAAGGACCACCAAATTCAATTGCTACATCTGTCACTTCGTTACGAAGCATTTTCAATTTCGCCTCGGTCGTTTCGTAGCGTTTGCTAGCTTCCTCTGTCAAGGCCTTGTTTTCATCCCAAGCATCATTACTCATGTTTATAGCGCTAGTGAACAAATCTTGAGCGTTACCAGCTCGAAGCAAAGCATCTCTGAGACGAACCTCTGTAAAGCCCATCTCATTCAGCATCTCAATAGCCGATTCTCCAGATTCTTCAGCATTACCCAATCCGTTAATAAACGCACCGATTGCACCGACTGCGTCTTTTTCGAATTTTTGAACAAACTCATCTGCCGTCATACCAGAAATCCTTGCAAAGTCTTCAAGGTTCGCTGACGCTTTCACAATATTAGACATTTCCGTTGAAGTCATACCTATTGAATCAGCCAATTTTTTGAAATCTTTCGGGCTATTCGCGAGCATTAACTCAAACTCGCGTCGGCTAATGCCTGTTTTTGCAGTCAACTCGTCCATTCCCTTGGCTCCGCTGGTAGCTGCTAACTGCATCTTAACCATCATTTTTGAGAATGCTGAGCCACCCATTTCGGCTTCGATGCCAACGGATGATAGAGCTGCCGACAATCCTATGATGTCTGCTTGACTAAGACCAATTTGCGCACCCGCACCAGCTAAACGACTGGCCATAGCTGTGATGTCGGCTTCTGTTGTAGCAAAGTTATTACCGAGCTCTACGATAGAAGCTCCCAACCTACTGTAATTTTCTGGCGCTAATTTAGTGATGTTCGCAAACTTAGCTAGCGATTCAGCAGCAACCGTAGCAGACATGTTAGTTGATTCTCCGAGGTCAATCATAACCTTTGTAAAATCTGTAATATTGTCTGCCTTGATACCAAGTTGACCTGCAACCTCAGCAACATTTGCAATCTCAACAGCGCTTGCAGGCAACTCTTTTGACATTTGCCTAATTGAGTTAGAAAGTTTTTCATATGATGTTGTAGCTGTTTCGTCTACTGTTTTCTTTACCCCCGCGAAAGCTGACTCATACTGCGCAGCCGCCTTCACGGCATAACCAGCGCCTGTTACAATCGGAGTTGTTAAACCAATAGTCAAGGATTTCCCGACACTCGCCATCCCGTCGCCGAAAGATTTTAATTCTTTTCCAGACTGTGTTAGATTGGTTCCGAATTTTGTCCATAGACTAGACTGCGTGGCGATTTCGCGAGCGAGGTCGTTATATTTATTCTGCAATTCAGCAACTTTAGCCGCCGTGGCAGTCATTGCTGATTGGGCACCGACCAAGTATGTTTTTTGTTCTGAGGTAGCCGTATTAACATCACCGATTTTGTTTTTTAATTTATTGTAATTCTCAGTCTGTTTTTTCAGTAATTCCTGATAACTTTTGAGGGAGTGTCCGGTTTGTGTATACGTCGCTTTTAACCCAGACAACTTATCTTTCTGCCCTTTAAAGCTAGTTTCTACTGCTTTTAAAGAACTGTCTAAACTCCTTGTGTATATCTGGAGTTGTCTAGTGTTGTTTATAAACGGAGATATATCTAGTTGAGCTGTTGCGACTAAGTCACCTAAATTTGATACACCCATTCATACTCCTTTCTAGCCAAAAAGAAACGGAAACGCCTGATCAAGCGTAGTCTCCATAACCTCTTCTTTCTTTTCGACAGATTTTGTTTCTAATGCTTCTACCATCAACTCAATGTCTGACAGTCGCATTTTCTTTATATCTAAAATCGTATGCCCTCTATCAAGCAGAGCACCTATCCATCTGAGCAGGTTTTCCTTCGCTTCTTCAGGCGTTATGCTTCCTTTGGTTCTTCGTCCTCGGTTTCTTCTTCCTTCCCACCGAGGGCATCTAGATACAGAACATTCAAAACCTCAAGAATAGAAATATCCGCTTGTTTTAAATCCTCGACAGTAAATTGCTTGCCATACATATCCACAAACATTTGTAGATATTCTTCGTTCATAGAGCGGTGTTTTTCGGGGTCTAAAGAATTTTTCTTATCGCCATAAACAGCCGCCTGACGGACCTGATGCTCAACTGCTAGTAAGTTATCTTCGATGTTGACGTAGTCTTTCTTGAAAACTTTTTCAACTCCACCCTGCTTTAGTGTAATCTCGTACATATTTACTCCTTTTTATCGAAAAAAAGGGCGGATAATCCGCCCCTGAAACCACTAACGGCTACCAGAGCTTGCGCTTGTAGTTGGACTTGCCCCAGATGCAGACGGAAATACCAATTTCTTAAATTCTGCAAGATTGAAATCGGTATTGTCTTCACGACCGATATACAAGATATCGCCATTTTCGTCATCGCCACGAGCTACGAAGCTTCCTGTAGTCGAATCTGTTTTAGGGTCTGGAGTACCCTCTTTTGTTGCTAAGTCCATTCCTGGTACATTAAATTTCCCTTTCAACAAACCGACCCAGATAGACTTGCCATCTTCCATACGAGTACGGAACAAGCAAGCGATATCGTTTGGTGTCAAGTTTTTATTGTATTTCTCTACACCATTTTCAACAGTGATGCCATAGAAATCTTTACGAGCTTCAGAGTTCAAATCCAATGTCTCGATTTCTAGTTTAGCATCTGTAATACCAGCCGAAATAACAACGTAAGGACCATCGTCTGCTGCGATTGTTAACAATTCGTTTGTCAGTTCCAATTTGGCTGACTTCATGCCAGGTAGCTTCTTGGTGGTAGCCACCTTGTTTTGTTCATTCAAAACACCGTACTCAAAATTACTGAGTCCAAATTTTACTTTTCCCATTATTATTCCTCGTTTTCTTTAATTTTCCATTCAAAAAAGCGATATTTCCTAATGTTCATCAAAAGGTCAATATCGCCATCTTTGTATCTTGGTTTTTCGCCAGCCGTATATCTATCGTAGCCAGCTTTGCTTAAAATTCTATCTACTGCCTTCGCAATTTGTTCGGATTGGTCAGATGTTTCGCACCAAAAGTTTACAATCACACGGTATTCTGTTGCGATACAGACGTCGTCAGAATAGTATGCGGGATTGTCATAGTTCGCATTGATTCGAATAAACGGCGCAAGTTCCTTTTTAATCACGCTCACAGGGTGTTCTGGAATTGCGTGCGTAAAGATACCTTGCTTAAAGCCATTGCCGAATTTACCGCCCCGAAAGGTATCAAGAAGCGTGTTCAGTTCTTCATCAGCGCTCAATAGCTTATAAACTTCTGTTTCTGCTATCACAACTTCAACCCCTCTCTTACTTTTTCGGCGTAGATTTCTTTCGCTCTTGGGGTCATTGTATTTATCGTCTTCTCTTTGAAATCTTGCGGCGCTTGATAGATTGTACCGTCATCAGGGAAATGTGACCGCCAACCTGTTTTTCGACCGTAGCCGATATCTTTTGCGATAATCCCCTGACTAGCACCCTTGAACCCTGTCACGACAACCTCTTCTGCCAAATGGCCAAATAAATCCTTGCTTTCAGGAGTATTTTTCTCCAATTCTTCCGCAAACTCATCCGCAACCTGCTTAACAGCTGCTCTTGCAACTCTTGGAGCTTTGACCTGCAACTTGGTAAGATTAGCCAGTATCTTGTCTACTCCCTTTGTCATGCAATCCTCACCGCCTTTATCATGATCATCTCTTTACTAGCGTAGTCGATTTCCAGTTCTGTAATCTTGTATTCAAACCCGTTGAAATCAACATACATAGAGTTATCGAACGGAGGTTTGGGATGATAACGAATGATAAACACTTTTTCATCTTTATAGGATTCCAAAGGTTTCTGCCCGTTCTGAGCTAGGTCACCCACATAGGACTTACCGCCCACTTTAAAATCCTTGACACCAGTTTTTACTACTTCCGCCCAACATTGATAGACATCATTGCGGATTGAATCTACAACTTCCCCGTCTTCATTCTGCCCTGCAATCCTGGAAAAGATAGTAATACGGGTATTCATTCTACGTGTTATCATCTTCCTTACCTCTCAATCGCAATTGGTGAATGATGTTTAAAACACCATTCGCCAGCGGATAGCGTTCACTATCTGCTGACAAACCACGGTGTTCATACTCTTCCTTGACCTGTTTCATGACAGCAAGGTCAAACTTAGGGTAGTCTTTGAAAGTCTCAGGACAAGACCCTTCTTCAATCGCAAAGCAGATTTGCTCCTGAACAGCAGGGATGATAAACTCTTCCAGAATATCATCTTCATAGTCCACATCTATCTTGCAATAGAGCTTTACTTTTTCAAGGTAGTCTTTAGTAATTTCCATAAACACCTCCTAGACTATCAGAGCCAATAGCTCTGACTTGTTCATTGACGAGGTGTAAGTGATATTCTGACTATCTAAATAAGCCTTGATTTCCGTCACGGTGTTGGCGCTTGTTGGTTTCGCCACTGCTTGAGTGGCATTAAGAGGGTGTCTGAGTAAAGGTCACAAAGTAGCCCGCGTTTTCATCCACTTTAGAAACACCGAAACGAAGTACTGCTTGCAGATATTGTCCGTATAGTTCGTTATCAACCCAGCGAAGCCCAAGGTCTTTGCGGTCAGCGAACAAGATGCCACGTTTAAAGTCACCAACAAATGCCTTGTTTTCACCTAACACTTCATCTGACAAGACAAACACTGGCTTACCAAGGAATACCTTACCTGTTGCTGATGTGATAGACTCCTGCAAGAGGTAACGACCATTACCATCTTTCAACGTATCAAGGATATTGTAGAAGCTCTGTGACACGATAAACGCCACGTCATACGCTGGGTCAAATCCCATGTTCAACAATTTCTTGATGTCATCCAAATTCTTAACAGTCTTAGCCGCAAAAGTCTTCAAGACTTTGGAGATAGCATCATTTGTTGTATTCACTTTCATTTGACCGACAGTTTCTGCCACAATACCCACCAAATCAACATCTGCATCGTCAATAGATTCTTGAGAAAGAGGAATTGCGCCACGGTAAGTTGTTACCGCCCATTCAACGTTTTTAAATTGAGGTTTTCCGAGTTTCGGATTTTTCTCCAACTCTTCGACGCTGATCAACTTCTCTGTAGCACGTTGCAAGACTGGATATTTACCAGTAGCTTTCTTAGCTTGGTGGATAGTAGTGAACTGTTTCAAATCTACAACCGTCTTGATTTCACGAGCTGGTGTGTAAAGGATTTCCTCGCTTGAAACAGGCTTCACATCGGCTTTTTTTACACCATCTGTCGAAGGATTGACTGGGGTTACTGCGTTCATTGGAATTAACGCTTCATCTTTCCCTTCCATTCGCAATCCTTCTTGTGCAACTGCGCCTTTTGAACGAATAAAGGTATTCATTTTTTCACGATATGTCACTTCTTCTGTTGTCATTTCAACTCCTTCTTTGTTTTCAGCACCGCCTGTAGCATGTGCTTCTTCGAACATCGCTAAGGTCTCTTCCGCGGTAGCAAGATTAGCTTTTGCGGTTTCGATTTCCGACTTCAAAGACTTAGCGGTTTCAAGGTCATCGGCTTCCAATGCAGCCTTAACTTCCGTTGTTTTAGTTGCAATTGTAGAACTAAGCCCTGCAATGGTTGCTTTTAGTTCTTTAATTTTTTCATCAAACATTAAATTTCCTCCAAAATAAAAAGGACTATTAAAGCCCTTGTAAGATTTCTTCTTTTTCAATTTCCAGCAGCATATTCTGGATTTCTCGCTTACGCTTACTGTGGTTAGCGTAAAATTCATCAATGACAGCCTGTGGCAACATGCCATTCTCAATACTTGCGACAGCGTCCAGTTCATTAAATGTCATGATTTCATCTGCAAAACCAAGCTCTACTGCTTTTTGAGCAGACATAAAGGTTTCGTTTCGCATTAGCTCCATGATTTCATCTTCTGACTTGCCTGTTTTAGCTACGTACGCATTAACAATACCTTGGTCACTGGCCTTTAGTGCGTTAGATGCTTTGTCTAGATCATCACTATTGCCAGATACCCAGTTGAATAACGACTTATGAATCATGATTTGAGCAGTCGGACTGATAACAACCTTATCTGCTCCCGTGATAGCCACGCTTGCTGCACTTGCCGCCATACCAGTTACTTCTGCTGTGACATTGCCTTTATAGTTTTTTAACATGGTATAGATGTCACTTCCGACAGTGACCAGCCCACCGTTTGAGTTAACTTCCAAAACAATATCTGAACCATCATCTGGCAAGGCATCAGCAATAGCTTTAGCACTAACCGCTTCTAGTCCATACCAGTCATAAGCCTCTTGTTGATTGTTGGTAATCAACGGACCTCTAAGCTTTATCCTCTTCGGCATTTCCTGTCTCACCTCCTTTCACGTCTTGATAAGTTTCTTTTTTATCCAAAAAGACATAGTTTAAGCTAGATTGGTATCTGTCCATATCTGGGTCATCCGACTTCGGCAAGCCCAGTTGTTCCAATCCTTGGTTCGGTGTGAGCAGTTGGTTGTTGACCATATTCCGAACCTCATCAACCGAAAATCCTGTAACACTACGAGTATCAAAAACAATTTTGTATTTTCGTCTATCGTCAAGGTTCAGGATTTTCAGACCCAATTCACTTGTGATTGCGTCAAAATAAAACGGCATATCGTTTGATACGTAGTCGTCCATCAGTTGCGCCACAGATTGGTTCGGGCTATTTACCCCTAACTTGTAGCTAGGCACTCGCAAAACCTTCGCAATCTGTGCAGTAGAGAAGTTATTGCTACTGATTAACTGCAAGACTTTTGTATCAATTTCAAGCGGACTGTATTCTTGCGTGTCGTCAAACACCAAGGGGCTTCCGCCTGCAGAACCTTCTCGCATTTTCTCGAAGTCCGTTCTGGCTTTCTTACGAGCTTCACCGCTTAACTGAGAACCTTTTAGTTTTAAAATACCACTCGAAAAACCATCCTTGAAAAACTTCAAGAGTGTTTTGGTCCCTTCGTCCTGTAAGGCTATTTCTTCTTTCAGTGACAACAAAGGCGAACGACCAAGAATCGTATCGTGACTAAAGAATTTCCAGTGGATAACATCTTCTGAGTGGCACTTGATTTCTTTTCCTGACTGACTTTCTGTAAACGTATAGATAACTTCGTGGTCATCGGTAACCTTTACAACTGTTTCAGACGGACGATAAAACTCGAACTGCAAGGCCTTACCTGTTAGTGGGTCTCGCAAAATCCGAGAGTAACTATTGCCCGTCAATATCGCATTCACGACCATTGCGAACTTCCAATCCCTCGCTGTTGTGTTCTTGGTAGATTTAACATTCAGAAGATAATTGACATCTTCATCTTCGATAATCTCCCCGTCCATGCCTTTCTTCAACAAAGGGAAGCGAGCAACATCTCCTGCGATAATGGAAACTGCTGTTAGCACGTCACTGTTTTTCAAAGCAGAAATCCCGACATAAGAGGGGGCGGAATTGCCAGATAGAACCGAGGAAATATAATCATCATAGGAGACCTTCCCTCCTAATGATTGAAAAAAACTCATTTATATTTCTAACTCCTTTCTTTTTAGAAATAATTGATAGTCTTTCCTACCAGTCAAGATGTGGGACCACCTCCTCGTTAACGACTGAACCAAGACTTCTTAGAAACCTTGTCAGCTACTTTCTTCTCAAGATAATTAAACCTTGAGTTGATAGCCTGTGCATTACGTTTAACGATGCCATCCAAATCTCTGATATTATTCGCATGATTTCGTAGTGCATCAGTTAATAAAATATTTTCCGCTGTCAATTGAGCAACTTTGTTTTCTAATCTCTCAATTCGCGACCATTTCTTCTTGATACGTTTGTTACTCATAGCGACCTCCTTTCTATCCACTTTGACCTGCGGAATGATTAATAATAACCGCCAATAAAACTAAAAGTAATCCTATCACTAAATAACCGATTATTGCAGAAAATAAAAAAGCAGCATAGGCTATAAAACCAAAACCTAAAATCAGTAAAATGGTGTGGATATTCGATAATAACCATTTCATCTAAAACATACTCTCCGTTTCCAATATTTTTTCGTCCGTCCAGTAACCAGAACCGTCAAACGGCTCAAGGAAACAAACGGCATAGGCATTTAACCCAGCATCGGCAGGGTCAATCTTATTGCTATTTTTGTTCTTGTCGATCCGCATACCATTGTTATCGACTTTTGTAAAAGCATTATGAAATGCCATAGTTAGCAAAGGGTTACCTGAGTGCTTGATTTTCCCTTGTTTCATGTCATCCCTGAATTGTTTAGTCGGCATGTTCAGTACCATTGTTGTTTGCGATACCTGTATCAAGGGCCATTCAGGATGACGTTTCTCAATCATGGTAAGTAGCGAGCCAAACTGGTAAGGGTCATAACAAATACCATGCACTTCCCATTCATTGGTGTAAACCATTTCTTCTAACTTCTCCATGACACGCTCATCATCTATAACACCAGATTCAAGCGTAGTTATCTCACAATACCCTTGTCTTTCAAGGTTGGTGTAAGAAACGCCATCACGTTTTTCCTTAGCTATCAAGCCGTACTTGGTAGCTACGAAAGAGAAGTTGTCAATATGCCAGTAGTCATCCATCTGGACAATCGGTGTAATAGCGAATAAGTCACTAACCCTACCGACGTCGACGCCTATCCAGACTCTTCTCTTGGTGGTGTTTGGTTTATCGATATAGGCTTTATTCCAAGTTTCTTTATCCAGATAAGACTCTTCACTGGACTGTCGCCACATGTTGAAATTTTTGACGAGGACTTTATTGATTTCTCCAGTTTCCAGAGAAGTTTTTCTACGCTTACGGAGATACTCCGTGATTTTTTCTTTCAATGCTTCGACTTCAAGAATTGGGTTTGATTTTATCCAATTTTCCTCATCTGTGATTTCAGTTTCATTATCTTGTTCAGCTATGTAGCAAAAATAAGAATCATCTTCGACTTCCTGATTAAGAATTTTTTCTGAGTAACTATATTCGATGGTGTGCATCGGCACATTTAAATCAAGACCAGCCGTTGAAATAATCAAAATAAAGGGGTTATCCAATTGCCCTTGACCAGATTCTAAAAGCTCCAACATCTCATTGGTTTTGGATGCTGCATACTCATCGAGCACACCAACGTAGGGTTCGAAACCATCGACTGCACCAGTATCGCGACTTAATGCTCGGATATAGGATTCATCGTTCTTGTTAAACAATTCATCCCTTGTTACCTTGGTTGCTTTCTTAATATCTGGCACCTTAGCTCTGAGAGCTTCTAGTTGTTTCTTTGCCATAGTCCATGCTATCTTTGCCTGCGTACGGTCATTTGCCGTACAAAATAGTTGACGACTTAAAGCAGGGTTGCGACCGAATAGAAACTCGTATAACAAAATACCTGCAATCAGAATGGTTTTACCGTTCTTACGAGCAACAGACACCATCGCTTTTTTGAAACGTCTAACGGAGCTGTCTTCTTTCTTTCGCCAACCATATAAGCTAGAAATAATAAACTTTTGAAACCTAGCTAGAGGGTAGGTCTTGCCTGTCTTGACATCCGGCAACATCTCCAAGAAATCAATCGTGTTCTGTGCCTTATCAGGAAAGTAGGTATAAGCTGAGTCAGGATTTGCAAGGTCATTCAAGTGACGCAAACAAGCCTTGATAACTTTCTTACCAGCTACTATCTCCCCGTCTACCACATCTTTAGCATAATAAAAAGCGACATCTTTATACTCGTCGCTTATCATGGAATAATCGTAAGATATTGAAATAACCTCCTTCCTTTATTCTAAAGCAATAACATGTGTATATTCGCCATCGCTCCAACCTATTGCTTTTCCGCTTAACAATTCCTCTAATTCTATTTTAGTAAACATAATGTTTTCTCCGCCCCAACCTTTGGAATGAAATTCAGCGATCTCTTCGTCTGTTGATAATATTTCTTTATAATCACCATCACGAAAGTAAAAATCTGTTTTTGGAAATCTTTGCTCCAATGTTTTCATCACTACCCTCCAAACTTATCAAACAAACTTTCTTTCTTCTCTTCCTTCTTCGGAGTGAACATCTTCATCCGACTATCAACAGTCAATCCTAGCTGACTTGCCGTCATACGGATATTGGTTGTCGCTTTTTCCAAAGTCAGAATGAGTGGATTTGAAATCCAACCTTTGTCTTCGTCATAAGTAACTAGACCTAATTCATCAATCTTCTGGGATACTTCCTTGAAAACAGCGTACCAAGTGCAGTAGCTTTCGAGGACTGCTTTATCCAGATTGCGGATAGGTAATTGTCTAAGTCCTTTAACTACCCGTCTGTATTCCGCTTTGGCTACATCATTGAAATACGAAGGTGGGCTATTCGATAACATGGGCAGACCGTCAGAGGCTAGTTCTTCAACTTCTTTTCTAGTGTCTTTTTCTGCCTTGGTTAAGTGTTTTTTGGTGTTAGACACAACTTTCATCTTTCGACCCATATGCCCTCCTTTCTAATTCCACGAACCTTTAGCATCGTTACAAGCCTTACAGATAGGTTGTAGGTTGCTCCAATCTAATCTCCTGAACCAATCTTTTTTTACGCTGACAATGTGGTCAGTCATGGTTGCTTCACCACCACAAACAGCACATATATAATCATTTGCTAGTAATACCTGCTTACTGGTTTTTCGCCAGATAGCTGAGTTATAGAACTGCATTGCTTCTTTATTGTATCTCCAACGAGACTTGTTGTAGGATTGATATTCTTCCTTACGACTATCATAATCAGCGATAACTCTCCGCCCGTTGGACATTGTAAGTTTTTGAGGTTTCACTTTTTGGTTACCACCTTCCTGACAGAAATACAAAAAGACCACATCTGCGGTCTTTCTGAGTGAAATTTTGGTCCCTCGCATGACACTAGCAAACATGGTCTTCGGGTCCTTTATTATTAATTTTTTGGTGCTAGTTTTTTACTCCGTGCCAGTGGCTCGAACACTGAGTTAAATAAGCAGTGACATGTATGCTTACTTAACCTCTCCCATATCGCTTAAGTCGATATTGAGAACATGGATTAAATGGGAACAGCAGGAATCGAACCTGCAACAAAACTGCCTTCGGAACCTAGGACTTTCAACCGAGCAGAGGAGTCTTCCAAATATCCCAAAATAGATAACGTCCATAGATGTCGCACGCAACATCCGATGGCCACAGCTTTATGCCTCTTTTTACGGGACCGTCTCCCGAGGGGATTCTATCATAACCCTCTATTCTAAATTCCGATAATACTATTTTACTATCCAAAATAACGAATAACCCATAAAAAAACTTTTACTTTCTTGGTGAAAACTCTAATTTTCAACAAGCAAGCAACCACTTCGATACTGTTCTGCGAACGATAACAGTGCGTCACTTAGCTCAATATAGAAACTAGCTTCTGACAGGTATAGGTTATTGTAGATTTCAAAATCGTACCGCTTGCCTGCATAAAGATACTTCTCGTACAGTATCCGTCGATGTGTTGGATTGAGTAAATTATTAATTGCATACTCAATCGCTTCAAGTTCCGCCTCTGCATCTGTCCTGTTAATCGCCAATCGCTCGACTGGTCTACTCGGATTTCCATGAGCTTGTCTTGGTTCAAATGTGTAGGTTGCAGTGACTTTCTGACCATCTACATCATTCGCGACTCGTCGCCATCTTGGATACTCTTTCAATTTTCGCTTTGCATTCGCTTTGGTTTTTTCTGTATTTATTTCAGGGAAAAAAGTCATCTGCACACCTTTCTGTGATATAATAATTTTAGGTTTTTACTCACATAGTCAGTACGTGCAGTGCTGGCTTTTTTGTTTGCCCTCAACCCGTACCGCAATAGGGTTTTGGACGGTGAATATCTAACAAGTTTTCCTTTCTTTATTTGCGGTATTCCTCTCGTTTTACCACAATCTGCGAGAAGACAACGACTGTAAAGTTTTATATTTTGTGGCTGACCGTACTGCCATTGGCCCAATAATGTGACTTTAATCTACAAAGGAGTCCTCCTTTTTAATTCATTTTTGGCAGAATGACCAACCGACCTGCGACAGTCGGTGAGCCTTAGATTAGGTTAAATCCTCCAACGCTACCCACCTAAACTGTGGGTATTTTTTAGCTTCTTCTTGGGTGCATTTGTAGGCTAGCCTCTCTAATTTTTCTAAAAAATCTGTTCCATTTATAATAAATGTACTCGTGCCAGCTTCTTCTGTGTCTATAATGTAGTTGTATTTAAAAAACATTATATCTGGCACATCGACCAGTAGCACACCTAGTTTTTCGTTAGTCATTGGTCGCCTCCATTGATATAGCTATAACCTGCCCTGCTTCCTTGTTAAAATACATGAGCGTTGTGTCATTTTTTAAATTTTTGATATCATTTTTAGTCAGAATAACAGTATGAACTTCGTACTCATCGTCTTCAAAATGAATTTTAGCCACTGCTCTATTTGTCATTCGGTGCCTCCTACCATTCTTCGCCTCTTTCTACACGTTCAACCAAACAATCGCCACAGTAGCCTGTCTGGAAGATACTGTCATAGTCTGTCGTTCCATCTACGTACTTGCACCCGCATTCTTCGCAACTCTCAATTTTCGGTATCATTTTCTGCCTCCTCGCTTAAATATTGGGTTCTTCTTTTCAAGCTCTTTCTGTTTGTGGTAATCTGATTCTTTCCACATAACTCCGTCAGGTCTATCCTTGAGGTAAGGGATATAGATATCTTTTTCCGTCACTCCACCTCTTCCTTAGACTTCGGTATCGTTTTTACCTCTTTTAAAAATAAACCTACCATACTGATGATAAGCACCCAAATAAGGAGCAACATTCCTATCAGTCCAGATAGAACGATTAGATTAAGTAAAATATCTAAGATAGGTCCATTCATCCATTTACCTCCTTTTTAGGAAGATACTCATACATACTATACCTCGACCAAGGTATAAGTCTATGCTCTCCATCCAAAGGATAGAACATAGCCTCATGCCCATGTCTTACTTCTTCAAATTCTTCATACTGCTCATCACTAACCCAATAACGTGTGTAAACATCAGAGTATTCTGGATACCAACGCTCACCACAACAAGAACAGTATTCCATATATTCAGGTTTTTGGCTTAGAATTTCTTCTAATCGCTCTAAAGCCTTTGCCTCTTCTGTAGCTTCAATAATGATTTCAGACGTTACATTTTCATCAATTACAAAGTAACCTCCAGAATTATTTTGGTCAAAAACATAAAAATAAGTTTGTGCTGTTGTCATTTGTTCGCCTCCTTAGTCTACTTCTTCTCTAAACTGCCAAGCCCACTCAAAATCCTCTTTGATTTCGGATTCGGTTAATTGGTTTTCTGGTTCATTTTTCCATTTATAGTTGGGTACCTCATCCAAAAAGATATCAGTTCCAATAAATACCTTTCCGTTTTCTTTATACAAGAATGTGGCAATATCTGGGCGATTTGGGTCAGGTATCTCCACCGTATACAGTTTCTCCTGCTTAATCTCGTAGCCGAAAAGCCACGCTAGGGCGAAAGTCTCTTGGTTGTGCTCTAACCATTCGCCAGTATCATTGTATTCATCGCAGTAATCCATTGCACGGAGCAATCCATACCCTTCTTCATTTTTGCAATATTCGATACTATCAGCGATAAACTTCGGCACCACAACCTTCTGTGGTTCATGGATTTGGTCAATCGTGTTCACAACAACTTCAAGTGGTACATAATCGACCTGTACATTTTCTACTATAATTTCGCCTGCTTTAAATATTACCCTCCCTCTGTTAGCTATTTTTATTTTTGATTGCTCAATAATCTCTATCGCTTCCTGTTTATTCATCTGTTTACTCCTTGAAAAAGGTATCAAAGTCCAACCAATCATCTTTAATAAGATTTCCAATCTTCGTTACTCTACCTCCAAAACCGTTACTCTTAACACGTATATACTTCCCTTGCAGTTCTTCCCAGCTATTTGCACCGGCAACCTCCAAGATACGGTCTATCAGCTCAAAGCTCTTGTGAAAAGCTACTCGTTTTTTCTTGTGTTCGTCGTATTTATCTAGGCAGTATCCTCCAATAGATACTCCAAATCCATATCCCTCAACAGTCAGATAACAAGTTAAAATTCCATGGTCTTCTCTGCCCAAGAAAGTTTTGGTTATCTTTACGTTTTCAATTATGTTATTCATCTGTTTACTCCAATCGTTTTGCTATCGCCTCAATCACATTAACTGTGACTGAGTTGCCAGCCTGTTTATATAGCTGGCTATTACTATTTACTGCCTGAGCTTTGTCAAACACCCAATCTGGAAAACCTTGCAACCTCCAACACTCGCGAGGTGTCAGTTTGCGGATGCGGATACCATCTAATATG